AATTTGTTTGCTGTAACGTCAGCCATGACACACTATGCTAGTCACAATGATAATAGGTTCCCATTGCGTAGCAACGCTGACAATGATAGCTTATTTAAGCGGCAAGAAACTGTTCGCAAATGGTTCAACTCTAAAACATTTGAGGACTTTCTTGAAGCAGCATAGTAACAATTAGATTAGAAAGGAAGTTAAAATGGTTTATAATTACAAAACCCATGAGGAAATTCCATCCTATATGAGGGATTATATTCTAGGTGTCGCTGACTGTATCGCTATAGAGCAGTTAGACTTAGACGACATTAATGACTTTCTAAATGGTCTTGAAGAGTGGTCTAGTGATGACCAGGATTACATCCATACTACTTTAAGAACCATTCACTAGTTGTCGGGGACAGGTTTATTTAAATCAGTAAGCCTGTCCCTTCTACTACACACAATGGAGAGCCGCTATGAAAAGGATTACAATTGGACAGGAAGTTTTCTTAAAGTATGAAAGAGAAAACTATAATTGGAAACATGTAGGGAAGAAAGGTGCAGAGAATATTCCTTATATATCTTTATACAAAGATAACTTAGACCATCCACCATCTAAAATAAGCACTGTGTCTTTAAAGAAATTAATTCGTAGTTCTTTAAATTTAAATTCTTTTAAAAGCATAAGCCGTAAAGAAGTAGAAGATGTTGTTAAAGATTTAAAAAAGATACAAGAAGAATTAGAAATGTATCTTGGTGATGACTACCCTGAGTTTGGCTTTGGAGACAACACATAATGAGTTATAATCTAAGCGCAATAATAAAAGACTTATCTCTTAGTGGTAGTGAGAATAAATTAATAGACCCTGCCACAATTAAGATAGGTCTACTTAAAATAAAAGAAGATGATAAGGAGAATGATGCTTACATCATAGCAACCCTTAATGAAACACTAGATAAGATAAACGATATTGTTTTCCTAAGTCTTGCACAAGAACAAAAGCTACATGATTTAGCTACAAGAGTACAAGTATTGAGAGATGAGGTACTTAAAATTCATAAGAACAGGTAAGTAAAATGGATCAGAAATCAACTATAAAACTTTTGAAAGATCAAATATCCCAGATGACTTCTGCAACTTACTCTCACTATAAAAGAATAGCAGAGTTAGCAGAAGAAAATGATTACTTGAGAAAAAGAGTAAACTACTTAGAAAATAAATTAGAACAGGTATCAAATAGGAAACTCAATGGAAGCTGAACTTATAGCTAGTTTAGGTGATGATCTTACAGTTGTTAATGCTGCCCGTGTTTCTTTCGACAAGGAATCGGATTGGAAAAAGAATGTAAAATCACCGCCAGCAGATAAAGAACTTTATGATAAAGATATAAAGTTAATTAAATACTTAGCCAAGCATAATCACTTTACTCCCTTCACTCATTGTTCAATAACTTTGAGAGAAACTGTGCCTATCTTTGTAGCAAGACAAAGATTTAAACACACGATAGGTTTTACTTACAACGAAGTAAGTAGAAGATATGTAGATGATGATCCTGAGTTTTACTCTCCTGAGATATGGAGATTTAGGGCAGACAATATCAAGCAAGGTTCTGATAAAGAAGGTGTTTTAGATGAACGGTTAGATAGAAAGATTTGGTTTGTTGATGGGGTTTCTCGCGCCATAGATCAAACTACAAGCACTCCAAAAGAAGTATACTATACATGCATGAAAACTTACGAAGCATTGTTAGCATTAAATATCTGTCCAGAACAAGCAAGAATGGTTTTGCCACAAGCAATGTACACAAGTTATTATGTTACAGGTTCGTTAGCTGCATTTGCCAGGGCATATAATTTACGCAGTGAGGATACAGCGCAAGAAGAAATCAAAGAGTTATCCACAGAGTGGGATAAAATAATTGGTAAGTTATTTCCTGAGAGTTGGAAAGCATTAACAAATAATAATAGTAATAATAAAGATGAAGAGGTAATTCATTAATGGCTGCAAGAAAAAGTATAGGGCTAAATACTTACGTTGATAAGAGTAGACATATGAAAACAAGCATAGGTCATTCAACTAATACTAGTCCTAAAAATAAAAATAAGAAAAGAAATTGGAAACAATATCGTGGACAGGGGAAATGAAACATCTGTGGGAAAAAGATAGAAAAACAATTTATAAAGAATTATTAGATTTATATTTAGAAGAAGGTTATTCTAGAAAAGAAGCGAGACGATTAGCGACAGAAGAGACAGATGAAATAAAAGCTGGTGACTTTTCTTTTGTGTCTAACATCATGGATGAGCAGGAAGATTGTTAAGATTTTATATACGTCTCTCTCATACGTGAACAATTTTTTAAGTTATTGATTTTAATATATAAAAAATAATTGTTGACTAACTTTTCAATTAGTCTAAGATAGTTATCTTAGCTTAACCCAGGAGTTAAAGATATGATGAATAGTCACAACATGACCCTATTCCCGCCTTATTTGTGCCACATTCCCAAGCTATACTTCCAAGATCAAATTAATTAAATTGGAGTTTATGGATATGGCATCACTATCAGTAGAACAAATTCTTGGTCAGTTTTTAATGCCGAAGAAAAAGCGGAAAGCTGATCCAGACTATGGCAAGTTTCGCAGACTCATCAAAAAGAATGCAACGACATATACCATTGACCCGCACTCGGATACCGTTCCGTGGATTTATATCGAACCTTTCGGACGTTTCGAGAAAGGTCTTAACTTTCCACATTACTTTTGGGGTGAAAGTTTAGACCGATTGGAGCAAGCACTTGATGGCTCATGGGTGCCGGAAGAGGACGGGTGTCTTTGGGAATAAGATATCTAAAAAATTACCCAGGAGTTAAAGATATGAGAATTAGAAAGATAGTTAAAGAAGCATTTGAAGTTGATGAGTTAGTACATCAGTTCACTGAAATTGATGTAGAAGATAACTACCTCAAAACTGGATCAGTCGAAGAAGTTAATGAGGCTTACAGCGACAATGATATTCTTGAAGAAGCGCGTCATAGGTTAAGCATAGCCTTAGACACACACAATCAGGAAGAAGAATGCTGGGTGCGTGATGCAAAACAATTAAAGAAGTTTATTAGTCGCTGGGATTTTGCGTAGGATGGATGGCGAAGAGAACGTATTGGTCGAAGCACATAGGCCATGCGATAGCTGCGGTTCATCAGATGCAAGAGCGTTGTACTCTGATGGACATGAGTATTGTTTTAGTTGTCAAACAAGATTTGAAGGCAAAGGAGATTACCCTATCATGTCTAAACCTATCACCACTAATGTCACCCCATTAAAATCTACTGAAGGAATAATAACTTCAATCCCTGATAGAAAGATAGCTTCTAACACCTGTAAAAAATACAATGTTAGAATAGTTAAAGATCAAGAAGGTAATATAACAAAACATCGTTATCCTTACTATGATGTTAAAGGCAATCACATTGCTGACAAGGTTCGTATCGTAGAGACAAAAGACTTTCCAACAGAGCCGGTAGGAGCATTAAGTAAGGCTGCTCTGTTTGGTCAGAACCTTTTCAGTTCCGGTGGTAAATACGTTACAATTTGTGAAGGCGAGTTGGATGCCTTGTCTGCATTTGAAATGCTTGGAAGCAAATGGCCTGTGTTGTCTATCAAGAATGGTGTTCATTCCGCATTCAAAGATTGCAAGGCTAACTTAGAATACCTTTCAAAGTTTGATAATGTAGTCTTGTGTTTTGATGCGGATGACAAGGGAAAGAAAGCATCACAACAAGTAGCCACACTGTTCGAGCCAAACACTTGCCGCATTGTTAACATGACTGATGGCAAGGACGCATCTGAATACCTACAAGGTGGCAAGCGTGAACAGTTTTCCCAAGCATGGTGGAACGCCAAGGTCTACACCCCTGCCGGTATCCTTAATCTGGCTGACATGGGTGATGGCCTGTACGATGAAGGTGAGTACAAGACTTGTCTGTATCCATTCGAGGGTTTGAATGAGAAGCTGTATGGTATTCGTACAGGTGAGCTAGTAACATTCACGGCGGGTACAGGTACTGGTAAGTCCAGTGTCATGCGTGAACTTATGCATCATGTACTGAACAACACAGAAGAAAACATTGGCGTGATATCTTTGGAAGAGAATGTCAGGTCCACCATCTTCCATCTCATGTCAGTCGAGGCAAACGCTAGGCTGTACATTCGAGAGGTGCGTGATCAATTCAGCATGAGTGACTTACGCACTTGGCAAGAGGCAACGGTAGGCACTCGTAGGTTCTTTGCCTTCGATCACTTTGGAAGCATGAAGACTGATGAGATACTATCCCGTGTACGTTACATGGTGAAAGCGCTAGACTGTAAGTGGATATTCTTAGACCATCTATCGATATTAGTTTCTGGTCTAGAAGGTGATGATGAGCGTAGGAACATTGATAATCTGATGACCAAGCTAAGATCGATTGTTGAAGAGACAAATGTAGCCATGCTTCTTGTCTCCCACCTACGCCGCGCACAAGGCGACAACGGCCATGAGAATGGTAGAGAGGTTAGCTTGTCACACCTTAGAGGTAGCCAGAGCATAGCCCAGCTTAGTGATGCAGTGGTGGCTATGGAGCGTGACCAACAGTCTGATGATCCTAACATAGCTAACACAACAACCATCAGAGTATTGAAGAACAGGTATGCGGGAGATACAGGTGTAGCTTCTCACTTATTCTTCAACAAAGATACGGGAAGGTTGACAGAGGTACACAATCTAGGCGATGATCCAGAAGGAGATAGTTCAGACAAGGAACTTTAGAAATGGAAGTTGTCTTAGACATTGAGACTGATGGCTTAGATGCAACAGAAATATTTTGTATCGTTGCCAAAGAACGTGAGTCAGGTAAGATACATGTCTGGAAAGAGCAACAGTGTTATGAAACATTTCCTCTGTTCGCAAAGCGTGTGTCTAAATTCATCATGCACAACGGCATATCTTTTGATGCTCACGTTCTTAACAATCTTACTTCAGTTGATATTGATATAGATCGTATTGAGGATACTCTAATCTTATCCCAGCTATCATCTCCTGTAAGAGATGGCGGTCACTCCCTGGAATCCTGGGGGCAAAGGCTAGGCTTCGATAAGATAGACTTCCATGACTTCTCTTGTCTCACTCAAGAGATGGTGGATTATTGTATTCGAGATGTAGAACTTACCGAGAGAGTTTACATTGCGCTTCAGCCAGACATACAAGCTATTCGTAGGCAGTGCATAGACTTAGAGTATGAAGTCAGGAAGTTAGTTTCTCAACAAGAAAGGAATGGCTTCACCTTGGATATGCAGAAGGCTACTTGTCTTGTTGCTAAATTAAAAGATCAATCAGATCAAATTGAAAAAGATGTTACAGATATGTTCCCGCCTATACCTGTACTTGTCAGGGAAGTTACACCTAAAATTAAAAAGGATGGCAGCTTATCTACGGTCGGGCTAAGACACATAGAAGATATATCTACTGTTGGTGGTGTTCACTCTGCTATAGACTATCAAGAATTTAACCTGTCTTCCAGGCAACAGATAGTTAAAAGACTTTTATCTAGAGGTTGGAAGCCTAAGAAGTTTACAGAGAAAGGTCATCCGATTGTTGATGAGGGTGTACTGAAGGATGTAGATTTACCTGAAGCAAAAAAGATAGCAGAGTTTCTCATGCTTCGTAAAAGGATAGCGCAGATACAATCGTGGATAGATGCTGTTAAAGATGATGGAAAGGTACATGGACAAGTTCTTACGCTACGTGCTATCTCTGGAAGAATGGCGCATCATTCTCCGAATATGGCGCAGGTTCCAGCTAGTTACTCACCGTATGGTAAGGAATGCAGAGAATGCTGGACTGCTGGGGATTCACCTAATCTTGTACTTGTTGGCTGTGATGCTTCTTCTCTGGAACTACGTGCGCTGGCACATTATTTAAACGATAGTAAGTTCACTAGCGATGTTGTTGATGGTGACATACACACTGCTAACCAACATGCGGCAGGGTTAGAGACACGCGATCAGGCAAAGACATTTATCTATGCGTTTATCTATGGTGCAGGGGCAGCTAAAATTGGCTCTGTGGTGGGTGGTACGGCACAAGATGGTCAGAGACTAATAGATACATTCTTGTCTAACGTGCCAGCCTTGGCAACGCTTAGAGAGAAAGTAGATGCTGCCTCTAACAGAGGATATCTTATCGGTTTGGATGGTAGGAAACTTATAGTGAGGAACAAACATTCGGCAGTAAATCTTTTAGTACAAGGTGCGGGTGCAGTAATATGTAAGCAATGGTTAGTTGACATACATAATTTATTATCGTACACACAAATGAAAGCGCGTCTTGTTGCGTCAATACATGATGAATACCAACATGAAATTAATAAAGATCAGGCTGAAGAATTTGGAGAGCTAACCAAATTGGCTATGAGGAAAACTCAAGAAAGGTTAGGTATCAAATGCCCACTGGACAGCGAATACAAAGTCGGCCACAACTGGTCACAGACGCATTAGTAACTTTAACAACTGCAGAGTTAAGGACCAGTGCGTTCATTGGTAAGTCTCGTAGTCAAAAGAATAGAGGCGCTGGAATATTCGATAGCTCCATTGCAGATACTAACATGATAGATATCATAGGTGCAGAGGCAGAGTTAGCCTTTGCAAAGCTATGTAACTTATACCCGATAGACTTTATGATACTTGATCCTAAATCAAAAGCTAAAGGGACTGACGATGGTGATCTAAATATAGACGGTGTTTGTGTTGATGTTAAAACTACAATCCATGAGAATGGAATGTTAATTTCTAACTCAAGACATCTTTCCGGTATAGATTTATTTGATTTAATAATAAAGAAAGGAGAAGATACGTTTCAATTAAAAGGCTTTATGCTTGCGGCTGAACTTATAGTTAAAGATAGGTTTGGCAGAGCAAACGGCAAACTTAGAAGACCTGCATACGTGGCTACACAAGATGAACTATATTGTTATGAAACCGCTATGCAGAAGTTAAAAAAAATATCTTGACACTATAAAATTATACCTGTATTTTATAGACTCAACTATCAAACCAAGTAGTTAGACTTAGTAAACTGTAAAGGAGAATACACTATGGATACTCATATTATTTCTGGTAAAGCCTACTGGGCAAGCGTTGTTAAACCAAACACAACTTACGAAGATACGTGGCAAGTTGATGTTTGCCTTGATGAAGACAGTAAAAGTATGGTCGAAAGTCTTGGCCTTACTGTTCAGAACAAAGGCGATGAGAAAGGTGACTTTGTAAAAATTAAACGTAAAGTCTACAAGAATGACGGCTCTATGCGTCCCGCTCCCATTGTTAAAGATTCTGAAAACAACGATTGGGATGGTAGGCTTATTGGAAATGGTAGTCTGGTCAATGTTAAATTTTCTACTTATGATTGGAACTACAACAATAAGCAAGGCAAAGCATCTTTTCTTCTTGCTGTTCAGGTAGTTGACTTAGTTCCCTACGGGGGTGGTTCAGAATTTGAACCTGTTAAGGATGGCTTTGTAGTTGGTGGTGGTAGTGAGGCTGTTCAAGAAGCTCCTTTCTAGAACAGATCACAATAAGGGGTTGCCTCTCTGGGTAAAATGCGGCAACTAAGTTAGTAGTGCGGGAGGGAGACTAACACTTTTAAGGAAATAACTATGTCAAAACATGCTTTGATTACAGGACTTACTGGACAAGATGGTTCTTATCTAGCTGAATTACTCCTATCAAAAAACTATCACGTTCATGGTTTGGTCAGGCGTAGCTCAACACCTAACACAAAAAATATAGAACATATTATAGACAACCCTAATATCTCCATACATGTAGGAGACATGACTGATAGCGCTGGTTTAACTAAGATAGTAAACAACATCAAGCCTGATGAAGTCTATAACCTAGCTGCACAAAGCCATGTTAAAATATCTTTTGATACACCTGTATGTACGGGAGACATAAACGCTCTTGGTTCAATGCGTTTGCTTGAGGCATGTAGGAATATAAAAGATTGTCCTCAACCAAAGTTTTATCAAGCTTCATCCAGCGAGTTGTTTGGAAAGATACAGGAGCCAATTCAAAGTGAAACAACTCCGATGTATCCTCGCTCACCATATGGCGTAGCAAAACACTATGCTTACTGGGCAGTAAAAAATTATCGAGAAGCCTATAACATGTTTGCTTGTAATGGCATCCTGTTCAACCATGAAAGTCCTAGACGGGGAGAAGAGTTTGTCACTAGAAAAGTAACTAAGTATGTGGCTAACTGGCATCCAAATTCTAAGCCACTTGAGTTAGGAAATCTTTCTAGTCTGCGAGATTGGGGACATGCCAAAGATTATGTTAAGGGCATGTGGCTTATGCTGCAAGCGTCAGAGGCTGATGACTATGTGTTAGCTACAGGTAAGAAGAACAGTGTACGCGAACTGGTAGAAAGTTGTTTCTTGATAGCCTGTAACAGGACTATTGTCTGGGAAGGGGAAGGACTTGACGAGAAGGGATATGTTTTCTTCACTGACGTATACGACAAACCTCAAAAAAATTTAGTGGTTGTAGTTAATCCTGATTTTTATAGGCCGTCTGAAGTAGATGTTCTATGTGGAGATTCCACCAAGGCTAAGACAAAATTAAAATGGACATGTGATTATAATTTTATATCTCTAATAAAAGAGATGTTACTAGCAGATAAACCAGAAAAAGATTGGTTTACAAACGGAGGTGAATTACCTGATGGTTACTGAAATTAACTGGCCTTTAGCCCATGACACTTGGGACAATAAAGAACGAGATGCAATGCATGAAGTTATTGCTTCTGGTAGATTTACTTTCGGAGAAAAAGTAAAAAAGTTTGAGGATGAATTTTGTGAGTACTTTGGATTTCCTTACGCTGTTCAAGTTAACAGTGGTGGTAGCGCTAACCTTTTAATGGTGGCTGCTGCTGTCGAAAGAGGATGGATATCCAAGGGAGATAAAGTTATTGTACCTGCTGTTGGTTGGAGTACATCTTACTTCCCATTTATTCAGTACGGCATTGATTTAATTTTCGTAGATGTTGATGAAGATACTTGGAATATTAATGTAGATCAAATTGAAGACAACATAAAGGATGGTGTTCGAGGTATTCTAGCTATCAATATTTTAGGTAATCCTTGTGACTTTGAAACACTTAACTCTCTATGTAATAAATATGATTTACTATTATTTGAAGACAACTGTGAGTCTATGGGTGCAAAACAAGGAGACACTTACTGTGGTGGGTTTGGTGATATAGGTACGTTCAGTACATTCTTCAGCCACCACATACAAACTATGGAAGGTGGTATGGTTGTCTGTAATGATCCTGAGACATACAACAAGCTGTTAAGTCTTAGGTCACATGGATGGACAAGAGGTACAAAGTACTACACAAACAATCCTTTTGAGTTTGTCACTCTAGGATACAACGTGCGGCCAGGAGAATTGAATGGTGCTTTAGGTTCTGTCCAG